TTGCGCGTATATTTTACATCCCCACGCTACACCTGGGGTGTAAAGGGATTTTTAGATCAGCTTTATATAATATAAATATTTAAGAGTTTGCATCGCACCCTGATCTAATGGGTACGTTGATGTTTGCAAGTCACCTGATGAAAAGGCATAACCTGATGAATAGAGTGTATCCAATATGTTTTGCCCACCGGAGGAGACAGCAGGAATTGAAGAATTAGGGGAGTAAACATGATAACCAAGCCTGGTTTCATCAGTAGCTGCAACATAAAATTGTAGATGCAACGCTCTATATGTAAGAGTATTGGAGCTATTCTGTGTTGCTGCTGCTGGGAAAGCTACATGAATGTAGCCTAAATCAGCACCAGGTTGGAAATGGTCTGAAGAAGCGTCTCGTTTACCTGGATCAGATATGAATCGGAAGAAATTCATGTTAGGTATTTCAAATTCGAATTCACAGTGATCAGAGGCATAACTAGCCGCATAGCTGGTTGAACCATTACTAGTTACCATATTTGGCGACAGATTTCGATAATCTGGAAAATCAATTAGAGGAACATAGTATGGATTGTATATATTAAAATATGACATCCTATCACTATTGCGTGTAGCCATGGCGGAAATAGGATTCGGTAAAGATGTGCTTACCACAGTCCTATTAGTATTAGAAGAGCCTGAAGGAGGAAGGATAGTAGATCCTGGTGGGATATATCGCACCACTCCAGAGCCCACTCCTCGCACCAACAGCTTAATACGCAGCCCTCCATCTATTCCATGATAGCAGTCCAAAATAGCAGCTAAAGTAGACAGCGAAGAACCTGTAGAAACTCCAAAACCTAACAAATCGTTCACTTTATAATAAAAATTATAATTTGCAGTTACAGCGGTGGATCCAGCTATGATATCATTCTTAGCAGGGGTCCAACGTCGTATGTAATCGCGAACATTGGTTATGGGCCTGAAGTTCCTAAAAGTGAGATCTTCGCTGTCAGTCTCATTCCTATTATTTAGGAGAACTTTCTGATCTGGGGCACTAGTCTCCGATTGGGGTTCAAAGTCCGTTTCTTCTTCCGCTATCGCTAGGGCGGGGTTTAGAGTAAATCTATTCAAGGTATGTGGTGAATATCCTGCAAAATGAAAGTCAGGACCGGCTGATAAGTAGAAATTCAGTTTTACCGAAGTAGGAACGGAAGCCGAGTTAACTAGAGGTTGGTGAATGTAAAGATAAACCATGCCATGTTGCATAGCCGTAATTTTCCAATCAGCCGCACACTCTAAGTATTCGGTCTCCGCAGCATAGGGCAAATCTATTTCTTGTACTTGTCCACCAGCCGAGAACTCCATGTAATCTACAAGTCCATTATGAATGGTATTATAGTTAGGAAAACCATCAAACATATCCATTGTGGGATAGTAACTCTTAAGAAGGGCCACTCTCATAAAATGAAAGTTCGTCATATTTGATTGTATATAGAGCTTAAGTGATCCTCTCCACGCTCGTGACATAGTATGGAAAAGTGCAAAATTGTTAACAACTGCACTCTCAGTCGTACTATACACTGCAGGGGGAATACGCGGAGCTATAGGAAATGAAAATATAGGAGTGCCAACAGTATCGGTATTGTTAACTGTAGCAGTTCCTATGAACTGCGGTTTGGATAAAACGTAGTTCATATCCATTTCATCTTGGGTAGTATCAAAAGTAGTATCGCGAGTTATGCGCCTAAAGTCTGAAAAGGGGTCCATGCGCTGAATGCGCACTGGTTCTTCCACACTATTCATGTTAGCTTTCTGAGCAACTAACATCCTAGCTTCTTGATTGGGTATAGTAGGGTTATGTAACCCAGTATACTTCTTCACAGAACCTCTAAGAGTATCTATGAAGTCGCCAGCTACGTGTTTTGCGTAGGAAGCGGTACCATCAAGAGCTGTAGAAATAATTTGTGTGAAACCTTGGGCCACAAAATTCCAGCCTGATGTAGGGACATAAAACTCACTGTCTTTAAAAGCGATAAAAATACTCGCAGTAAGAGACGTAGACGCGGTGCCACTACTGCCAACTGGGTTTACACACAGTAATACTATATTCGCGTAATCAGATGTATTATTGGCAAAGAGAATGCTCTTTGCCTCAGAATCACTAGGAGCTAAAAATCCAGGATAATAAAAAGGAATTTCCACGCATACTGAGGTATTTTCATTACAATGCAAAAACGCATGTGGGGCGTTCAAGAGAGCATTGATATCCGACTGTAAATGTAGTGAGAAACCGGTAGGAACAACAGCTAGTAAGTACGTCCCCTGATGTTGGGGAGTACCTGCTATCTGGGCATACACGCAAGCTCTAGTGCGGTGTAACGACGACAGCGCAAAAGGGGCTCGTGCTGCAGCATTATTAAAAGCTACAGAAGGGTACGCCAGCTCTGTATGTGTTATTAGTGGGGTGTCTGCAGAACTAACAGTTAAAGTTCGAACAAGAAAAGGCTTATCAATAAGACGCGAGAAATCCATTTTAAGAGACTGGGGAACAGAATTCAAAAGAGGGTATGAAGTATATATAGGAGGGGATTCAATAACGTTTCTAGAGCGAATAGTAGACAGGAAAGCATTTTCCGTCGTGTTGACAGTTTTGCCAACACTAACAGTGTTTGCATTCATGGGACTCTCACTTGAGGCGCTATTATGATCTGTAGTAGAAGGGTTTGAAGTATGTTGAGCAGGAGAAGTATTTTAAATACAAAACAGATAGAGAACTCCCATTCTCTACGAGAAAACTTAAGCAAAACACTATGCGAGAGACTCTGAACTCCTTTGCTAGAAGAGCGCATTAACAACTCGCAAGTACACTTTCGATGCTGGCTACAACAGTGCACGAAAATTATGAGCTTTACATTATCGAGCCAGTTAGGACAATGCAGCTCAATAATATGAGACTTTACACATACTCGGATAATGAACCCTTGTATGGTATAGTATTGGCCTCATATTTAAACAAAAATTCTAAGTATGTAGGATCTAATCTATTAAGGAAAACACCTCTCTTAGTGCAGGACTCTTCCAAACTTTTCATGAGAGAATCGTAGTGCCTATGCAAAAACGCTTCTCTCTGGAAGGCATGTAGTTTGTCCTGCATTACAGAGGAGCTCTCCTTGCTATGATCCAAATAACTAATAGAAGAAAACATCGAAGAAGTATCTAAAGGACACATTGTCCTACCAATGATGGGGTGATATTCAAACTTTCTTTTAAGGAAAGTAATATCTTCAATCCTATCATAAGGTAGAATTACGCGTCCTTTATTGGAAGTTGT